ATTACTAGGACAATTTAACGATTAGGGGGATAAAATAACGATTACCCCCATAATTTAACGATTACTTTTTAGAAGAAATAGCCTATTATACTTATCTAAACTGAGTTACCGTAAAAAAATAAAAGTTTATATTATTAAGAAAAAATCATTACATAAAAGGAACCTGCTTGATTAAAACGGACTCAAAAAAAGAAAGCACATTAGATTTTGTAATCTGTTGTGCTTTTTTAGTACGATATAGTCAAGGAGGAGAAATATGTGTATAAAGAAAAGCAAACGAAAAACACATAAAAGATTTTCGATAGAAGAGAAAAATAAAATTATGTTATTATATTTGGACCAACATATGAGTGGTACAGAAATAGCAAATACATTTGATATACCTAGTCGAAGAACACTTTATGTTTGGGTTGAACAGTATAGAACGAATGGAACTTGTGTAGATAATCGTGGAAAGTGTTCTAAATTACAAAATCCCGAAAAAGGAAGACCAAGAAAGTTACCCGAACGGCCATTAGAAGAATGTTCAAAAGAAGAATTAATTAAAAAATGTAGAATGCTAGAAGACATAAAAAAATCCTTTGCCTACCTAGAGAGCCAAAAACAAAAGAAAAATATCAAGTGATAGACATACTTAAAGATAAATACTATATTAGAGATTTATGTAGAACACTAAAGTGTTCTAAGAGTGGATACTATGACTGGATAACTCTAGGTAGGCCTGAAATGAAGAAGTTCGATAAAATATATAATGATGTGGTTATGGAAATCTACAAGAAAGATAAAACAAAAGGCATTCGAAGAATACGAATGGAATTAAAAAAGGTATATGGTCTAATTGTGACAAACTACACCATATACCGATATATGAGATTGAATGGTGTTCAATCCATTACTCGTAGAAAGACTCATACATATCCAAAGGTCAATCGCCATGATATACCGAATCTTCTACATAGAAATTTTAACACAGATGCATCAAATAAGAAATGGTCAATAGATATTAGTTATATCTTTGCGAGAAACGGATTAAAGTATTTATGTGCGATTAAAGATATGTATGATAAATCAATCATAGCACATAAGATATCACCATTTATTGATTTGAAATTAGTAACAGAAACTGTTGAATTAGCAATTAAACGTGTTCCAGTTAAAGAAAGAAAATCATTAATACTTCATAGTGATCAAGGATGGCATTTTACTAATTATCAATATATAAAGCTTCTTCAAGATAATGGTATAACTCAATCCATATCAGCAAGAGGATCTTCAGTGGATAATGTACCTATAGAATCATTTTTTAGTATTCTAAAGTCTGAATGCATCTATTTAATAGATAATCTATATAAAGATGATATAGAAACTGTTGTTAATAACATCATTAATTATTACAATAATGATAGATTACAAGAAAAAATAGAAGAGTTAGCTCCGAATGATTTTCGTAAACTAACTCTTAGTGCTTCTTTTTAACCGGTCCGTTTTAATCAAACAGGTTCCAATTAGGGTTTCTTTTTTTTGCGTTTTTACGAATTTTGTAGTATAGTATTTGTGAAATTGAACTTAAAGGAACAAATCAAATGTGCTGAAGAAATACAATGCGAACTAGAGTGCACTAGTCCGTTCCTACTTTGGAAGTTCAAAGAAGAATTAGTGAACTAATTAGGGGGAATATAAATAATGGCAAAGAAAGAAATTGTACCAATTGATTACTCTAAATTAACCTTACCTGAAATCATAAGACGTAAGACTAAAAAGAAATGCTCTTTCCTTGAACTTGAAGAGGATGATAGGATAGGTGTTGTTGATTATATAAAGATACATAATATTAACATTAAAGTGTTTGGACAAAGATGGTTTGATATTATCACTAAGAAATTTTATGTTGATGAATATGTGGTAACTAAAGATTCTTTAGAAGTAGAAACACATTCATTTGATACTTTTTATGAATTTTACACATTTTTAAAAGGTGATATATATCACGATTCCTGTTTCTTTGGATATACATTTAATGAAAACGAAATTGAAAGATACTTAATTAACTTAGATAAACTAAACTTCGATTCTTTTATCGTTGAAACAATCGATGACTATTCTTTTGAAGAACTTACTGAAATCTCTAAATCACAAATGTATGTTGCCGTTGACTTTTACTTCAACAAAACCAACGTTTCATTACAATGTAAAAACTATTTTGACTCATTAAGGGACTTAGCTGGTTTTGTACATGGCGATTTTAGAGGTGCAGATTTCTCTAAAGCGCCAATTGTAGAAAGCGATTTATACGGATATCAAATTAATAAAAACACTCAATTGCCTTTAGACAAAAACTATTCAAAGCACGTTGTTACGAAAGTATTTTCTAATGATGAATTTCATGTAAAACAATCATGGTTAGATTCAAAAGATAGAGAAATTAAGACAAAAAAGCATTCATTTTCTAAATTCTTTGATTTTGTTCATTTTTTGAAAAAAGATTTATCAAATTCAGATTTACTGATGTGTGATGGGATAGAAAATATCCAAGGCTTAAAAGATTTAAATATCCAAAATATTAAAGTGAGGAGTTATGTTTCTTCTCTTTTAAATCTCCCTATTAGAGAGATACCAGAAGGAAGATTTGTTACTAAAGAATTTAATGAAACAACTACTTATGAGTTACAAACAGTAGATTCTTTTGAATTACAACGTGTGGATGGCGATGATTATTCTGACCGTGTTTCTTATATTACAGATATCCATTTATTACACAGATTTGAGGCTTACAAATGCCAATCCTATGATGATATTACCTATACAATTAGATTATTGACCCAAATTTTAGGTGAGCAATCTACATCGGTAAATTTGATAGCCGGTGACACTTCAAGTGATTTTGAGGCTTTTAGAGTTTTTGTTAATAGTCTTTCTTTAAAATCTAGGGGCTCATATTTCTATGTTCTAGGAAACCATGAATTGTGGGATGAAAAATTTCATTACAAAAAATTAGATGAAGTAGTTGATGAATATAGAAAAGTAACTACCGATGATGAAAACAAGCGATTTCATTTAGTTCATAACAACTTATTTTACTTAACCGATTCCTCATGGAATGAATTGTCAACTGATGAGTTGACTACAATTTCTTCTGATGAATTAAGAACAAAAATGAGAGAATCGAGATTAATAATCTTTGGTGGCACAGGATTCGCTGGAAAGAATATGGAATTCAATGCGGATGCAGGGTTATATCGAACCATTTTGAGTAGAGAAGATGAAATAGCTGAAAGCAATAAATTCTATAATCTATACGAAAAGGTCACTGAATCCTTAAAAGGAATGAACTTAATTGTTTTAACGCATATGCCAATGAGAGATTGGGGCGGAGATATCCATGCCAAAGAAGACGTGGTTTATGTCAATGGGCATAGCCATAGAAATTATTTTTATGATGATGGCAAAAAGAGAATTTACGCAGACAATCAAGTTGGATATAAGGGTAAAAGTGTTAATTTTAAGACAATCTCGATTGACTTCGGATATAACTGGTTTGCCGATTATAAAGATGGCATATATGAAATAACAAAAGAGGATTATGAAAAATTCTATAGAGGCATCAGTGAGGGTTTAACTTTCAATCGTGAGTTTGCAAATTTATATATGATAAAGCGCGAAGAAACTTATATGTTCTTGATGCGTACCCCCAAAGGATTATTACTAATTTTAAATGGTGGTTCTATTCGAAAGGCAGGAAACCATGAACTTGAATATTTCTATGAACATCTCGTAAAGTATTCAACTTCTGTTTCAATGTTTTTATCCAAATATGATTCTTTCCAAAAACAAATTTCATCTGAAATCAAACGTATAGGCGGTAATGGCCATATTCATGGAAGCATAGTGGATATAGATTTTTATAACCATCTCTATTTGAATCCATTAGATGGCACTATTACAGCTTATTTCGCATATTCAATGGTGGACAAGTACGTTTATGATAATATGCCAAGTTTACTTAAATATGAGTGTCCAAAATTATTTGAGAACTACAAAAGATTATTAACGCAAAATAGTAGTTCAAATTCCCTTACAATTTATAATAAAAACCTTCCTGTAACAAAGAAGAGGACATATGTAGATAGCATAGAAATGTATAAGATTTCAAGAATACTTAAGGGACTCCAGTTTACAACAAAGTACAATATTGTTAGGTTATGGAACGATAATTTCGTGGCTGAATCATCGGAAGAAAATGGAAGACTAATCGTTTCTGGCATTATTAATCCAGACTCAGTTCCACATGTAATTGAGGTAAAGAAGACGCCAAAAATTAATAAACCAAAACAACTTCCTAAACCAAAGATAATTGTTTCTCCTGAGGAACTAGCAAAGAAAAAAGCCGAAGATTACAAAAATAAAACTGCGCAAGAAACTCAAAATATTGAGATTCTTGAATATGTAAATTCCACAACTAAGGCTAAATACAAATGCAAGTTATGTGGCTATGAATGGTCGACAAGGCCAGATTATTTTAAAGATAGACAAGGATATAGTTGCCCAAAGTGTAAGAGGTAGGAGGTATGCAAATCCCAATTTATAGGGGTGTGCATTTTCTTTCAAGGGTGTGCAGATTTTAGAGTAAGGTGTGCATTTGTATCAAAATGAATCGTCCTTGCCATATTGAAATATAGGTATTGATACAGTTAACTATTGGTGTCAATACCTTTTTTCTTTGCTAAAATGGCATTATTTGACTTAAATTTGGGTCTTTTGGGTCGTTTTTAGTATCTACAGGTGGTATTTAAAAAATGAAAAACAAGAGGACTCAATTAAGAAAATAAAAACTGAACAAACAGCTTTAACGAAAGGTGTTCTTGCTTGCTTAAAAGGAGTTCATGAACAAGGGTGTAATGGACCTGTTACTCATGCAATTGAAGAAATAGAAGAACACATCAATAGGCAAGCACATAAATAAGGAGGAAGAATTATCATGAACGAAATTTTAATTAACATTATATCTGTATTAGTTACAGCGGTTATAATTCCACTTATCTCAATAGGTGGAACTCAGCTAGTTAAACTAATTAATTCAAAGATTAAAAATGCTGAAACTGCAAAGCAATTAACAACCGCTACTAAAATCGTCACAAATGCCACACGTGTGGTCTTTCAAACCTATGTCGAATCATTGAAGGCAGAAGAAAATTTGACGCACACAGCCAAGTTGTAGCATTAGAACGTGCAAAGGATATAGCACTAAATCAAATGAAAGACGATGTAAAAGAATACATAGTTGCAAATTATGGAAATCTTGATAATTGGTTAACTACTCAAATTGAAGCAACCATAAATCTATTGAAGAATAAGTAAAAAAACAAAGCCTACATGAGGTCAAACTTGAGTAGGCACTTTTTTATACCATGAGTTTGGGTAAACTAATTGATTTTTTTTACTTTTTTTGATATACTAAATATGCAAACCGATTTGTACAGTGTTTGCAGCACCTATGACCTTAATGGTGGAGTGGTGCAACAAAATTTTAATTCTCCAATCTCAAAGGGTTGATGAAAGGAGGATATTTATATGAAATCAACAAAAAATGTAGATAGATTCGACTACTCAAAATATGAATCAGTTTCAACATCAGACCACTATACTCTTGGTGAGTATCAATTTTGGGGTATTCATCCTAAAGATGGACGATTACGCATTGACACAAAACGCTATAAGAAAATGTGCGAGTGGATTGGCATAACTGATTTTATGCCAGATGGTTTATTTAAGCCTAGAAACACTGTTTATTTTTTTCCAAAAAAAAAAGAAAGATATGACTACAAGGTTAATATGTTTAATGACCTTGTCGATGCATTAATTCACGATTGGGAATATGAATACAAACCTTTATTCAAGTCAATTAAGACTCCATCCGAAGTCGAAGACCAAAGTAGATTATCAGGATTAGCATACACATCATGTTCTGATGACTACGATGAGATTTGCATCGAGGCTAAACTAGATGGTTTTAGAAGAATAGAATCTTATAATAGGATAATTAATTCTTTGTATTGTCAGTTCATTCTTAAAATCGGTGCAGAAGTTGATAGGTATACATTAATGGTAATGACTGATCTTGGTTATAAAGGAACGGATTACGATTTCAAATCGTTTTGCAAGTTTTCTGATGGATTGCTAAAGAATAAGGAAGGTACACCATTAAAAGATTTATCGAAATTTAACGCTTATAATATGTTGCATAAAATTTGCAATTTCTTAAAGCATAATTCAAGAGAGTCATATTTAACTTTAAAGAGGTTATATCCACAAAATGTTAGAACCGATGCGGAATACAAAAATGGAATGTTTGCTGGTGATTGGATTATCATTAAAGATGAATATATCGATAAAACTCTAAAGCAAATTAAGAAATTTTTTGAGGACTACTGTAAAGTTTATATTGGAGAGAATGTTGAAGAGGCAAATTGGAATTATGATAATTATTTCAAAGATGCTGTAAATCAAATGAAATACCCTTTTGAATATTGGGGTATATATTAAATCTTTTGCGTATCAAGTGCCTACTGGATTGAGTTCTAGTAGGCTCTTTTTTTATGCTCTAATTTTCAATTTTTAAGTTCCAAAAATGCCTAAATTTCAGCCTGTATATTGAGAAGAAAAAGTTTCTCATTCAGGAGGTACTTATTATGACAAATGAACAAAAATTTAGAATAATTGAATTGAGAAAACAAGGATTAGGCTATGGTCAAATTGCTATAGAACTGTCCTTGTCTAAGAATACAGTATCTTCATTTTGTAAAAGAAACGATAAAAGCGAGAAGACTATTATCAATAAGCGTAATTGCAAATGTTGTGGTAAAGAAATCACTAGTCTACCTAAAAAGAAAGCTAAGGTTTTTTGCTCAAATAGCTGTCGTTTGAAATGGTGGAATGAACATCAAAACGAGTTAAATAAAAAAGCCTTTTACACTTTGACTTGCAAGCACTGTGGCAAAGAGTTTACTTCTTATGGAAATAAGTACCGTAAATTCTGTAGTCGTGAATGCTATCGCAATTACCAATGTAAAGGCGGTGGTCATAATGAGTAGTGAATACCGGGAAAGATTAGAGGCATACTTTGCGGTAATCCAACAAGCAAGAATTATGCTTGCAAAAGGGATAATTGACCATTCAGATTTGATAAAAATGGAAAACAAAATGGCTAAGAAATATTGTATCAAAATATGCAGTTTATATCGGTCAAATGACTTGATAAATAGGATTTGTAGAGGTAATATGACACACGACTTGGAGGTGTCATAAGTGGCAGAAAAGATAACAGTTATATCTAAAAAAGAAAAATTAGCCAAAGTTCTTAAAGTGGCAGCATATGCTAGAGTTTCAACGGGTAAAGACGCAATGCCCCATTCGCTTGCTTCTCAAGTTAGTTATTATAGCAACCTTATCCAAAATCATAAAGGTTGGGTATATGCAGGAGTGTATTCGGACGAGGCAATAAGCGGTACAAAGAACTGTAGAAATGACTTTAATAAAATGATAGAGGATGCCAAGCAAGGTAAGTTTGATTTACTTATAACCAAGTCTATATCGAGATTTGCAAGAAACACAGTAACCTTACTTGAAACGGTACGAGAACTAAAAAAGTGCAATATTGATATTTATTTTGAAGAACAGCATATTCACACATTGAGTAGTGATGGTGAATTACTCATTACAATACTTGCTTCATATGCTCAAGAAGAAGCAAGGTCTGTGTCAGAAAACATGAAATGGCGAATAAAGAAAAATTTTGCTGAGGGGATTCCTTGGGGTGCAAAAGGTTCATTCGGTTATAAGTATGTAAAGAATCATTTTGAGATAGTTCCCAATGAAGCGGAACTTGTAAAGTACATCTATGAACTATACCTTTCCGGACTTGGATACGTGGCAATTTTCAAAAGGCTTAATGCAGAGGGGTATAAAACTAGGAGCGGTGGTGCTTGGACTTACAATAGCATAGAGCAAATAATCACAAACTATGATTATACGGGAAACCTCATATTGCAAAAAACTTTTGTTGATGATTACATCACAAAACGAACAAAAATTAATAGAGGGGAAAGACAAAAGTATCATATTGAAGAAGCACATGAAGCAATCATTCCAATTGATGTTTGGAACAAGGTACAAGCAATTAGGGAAAGTAGATTTGAAAAAGTAAAGCCATTTAGGATAATGGGTTCTTCATCCCCATTTAAAAGTCTGGTGCATTGTGGACAGTGTGGTCATGCCTACGTACGAAAACAATCAAGGTATAGAACTTATTGGATTTGTAATACATTTTTAAGATTTGGAAAGAGCGAATGTACGGCAAAACAAATATCGCAACAAGAACTTGAACGAACAACTATGGAAGCTTTAGAGATTGAGGGGGTTAATGCCACTGCAGTGGTTGAAAATATCAGTGGAATATGTGTGTTTAATGATGGCAACATAAAGTTTGTATTTAAAAATGGTAGTGAAAAAACATTGACTTGGAGAGTTCTGTCAAGAAAAGATTCTTGGACACTGGAAATGAAAACAAAAGCAAGAGGGAGGTTACAAAATGCCAAAAATAACAGTAATTCCACCAACAATTAACCCGCTTACAAAGCTGCCAACTAATGCACTTGTGAAAAGAAAGGTCGCAGCTTATGCTAGGGTTTCAACCGACCAAGAAGAACAATTAACTTCATATGAGGCTCAGGTAGACTATTACACAAAATATATTAAAAGCAAACCAGAATGGGAATTTGTGCAGGTTTATACTGATGAGAGAATAACCGCAACTAACACAAAAAAGCGAGATGGATTTAAACAAATGATTGAAGATGCTATTGCAGGCAAAATTGACCTAATCGTTACAAAATCCGTATCAAGATTTGCTCGAAATACAGTTGATAGTCTTACATATATTAGAAAACTCAAAGAGGCAGGAGTAGAGTGTTATTTTGAAAAAGAAAACATTTATACGTTTGATGGAAAAGGTGAACTTTTGATTACAATTATGTCAAGTCTAGCACAAGAAGAAAGCCGATCCATAAGTGAGAATGTAACATGGGGCCAAAGAAAATCGTTCAGTGATGGTAAAGTTCATTTGGCGTATGCTAGGTTTTTAGGTTACGAAAAGGGTGAAAATGGAAAACCAAAAGTTATACCCGATGAGGCAAAAGTAGTAAAACTCATTTATAGACTATTTCTTGATGGAATGACCGCCTGTTCGATAGCACAAGAATTGCAAGAGGCAGGAATACCAACCGCATCAAAGAAAGGTAAATGGTCTGTTTCCACCGTGCTAAGTATTTTAAAGAATGAAAAATACAAAGGTGATGCATTACTCCAAAAGTCATTTACAGTTGATTTTCTAGAACACAAGAAAAAGAAAAATGAAGGTGAAGTTCAACAGTACTATATTGAAAACTCACATGAGGCAATTGTAGAACCAGAAGAATGGGAGCAGGTGCAAATAGAACTTGAACGAAGAATAAAACTTAAGGGTGCATACAGTTCATCAAGTTTGTTTTCTTCAAAACTAATCTGTGAGGATTGTGGCGGTTTCTACGGGCGGAAAGTTTGGCATTCAACAAGCAAATATAAAAGATACATTTGGCAATGCAATAATAAGTTTAAAAAGGGTAAATCAAAATGCCAAACACCAACATTAAACGAAGAAACAATCAAGCAAATGTTCTATATGGCTTATAGCCAATTAATGAGCAATCGAGAAAAGATAATTCAAGACTGCATCGAAATGACAGAAGGGTTAGTTGACTTTGAGGAACTAGATCTTAACATTCAAAAAAAATCAGCGGAAGTAGGTATTATTGCAGATAGAGTAAAGACATTTGTTGAAGATTATGCAAGTGCAACACTTCCCAAAGATGAGTTTAAAGAAAAGTATGCCACACTTGAAAACAGGTATAATGAAACATATGATAAATATCAAGAACTATTGAAACTCAAGGAGCATAGGATTTCACAAGCAAAAGCAATTAAATTATTTATTAAAGCACTTAAAGAAAAGCCACTCGTGTTAGATGAATGGGATAGTTCTCGTTGGACATTATTTGTAGATAAAGCAATAGTCCATAAAGATAAAAGTATAACATTTGTATTTAACAACGGAACAAATATCAAAATAGAAGTTCTCAAGTAGGGTTCTTTTTTTGCTTTTCTGCAGTTTTTTTAGTATAATATTTGTGAAGTTGTGATTAGCAACAGAAAGATAAACAGTAATTTACGAGGAGGGGACATGAAAAAAAATATTTGTAATTATTTTAATGGCCTTATCATTGGGGACTTTTGCGGCTTGTGGAACGGACTATGCAAAAATAACGGGCATAAGAGCGGGTATCATAAATTTCGGCGTTGACGGAGATAGTTACCGTAAGGACTGTGTTGACGATAGCACTTTGGCGGATAACGATTATCTTGTGAAAGTCGGAGAACGATACCAAATTGTCATACAACTTACGTTTACCGGTGGGAGTATCATACCCGGCTTTGCTAGTGCAGAAAGTGTAAAAATAATTTATGACAACAATTTGATGACAATCGGTGAACCGGGCGAAAATCTTGGATACTTGTATTATCCGCTTGTATGTCAAAGCGAATTTACCTGTGCTGCTATCCTTATAGAAGACGGAGAATATCATACCGAAGTGATTGTCAGTGCCATAAAATAACACAGAAAGCATTATAAAATAGTTTTACTGAATTTCAATTTATAAGGAAATCTGTATGAGGAGGGAATGTCAGACATGGCAGCTTGAAATAACCGGTCATGACGGGAACGTTGCTTTATTCGGTGTCAATATATTCGATTATGAATGGCAAAACACCTGCAAATTCGTAAAAGTTCGTGACCATTTATATGGTCAAGAATATAATTTCCTATCTATACGGTTATCATTGACGGGCGGGAGCAAGAATTTGTCGCCGGTGAATTTAGCAACTGCGTTTGGGAATTTATATCTTGAAGTATTGAATTATGTAAATCACCATGTGCATAGGAAATATAAAAAGCGAAGGTTTTTGCAGGTCTTCGCTTTGGATGTTCCTTACGGAAATTTCAATTTATAGGGGTGTGCA